CGTCAATGGAACCAAAAATACAACGAGTTGGTTAGTCAATTCAACAATCAATTAACAGCCCAACAAAGTAGTTGGTCGACTCAACTTGGTACGCAACAAAGCAAATGGCAAGCTCAATTTGATTCACAAAATCAACAATTTATCACTCAAAAGTCTAAGATTGATAGCGATTATCAAGCAAAACTTGCTTCGCTTAAGAGCTCATGGGATGAAAAGTTTCACACCGCAATTAATGGTTATAGTTCAAGCTTTGATTCGTTCAAGCAAGAACTAAGCCAAAAGATTGATACAGCTAAGCAACTATTAGACAATATCTCGGATACAAAAGTTCCAGAACTGCAAGCTAAGATAGATGCTCTTAATTCAAAAGTTCGAGACGTTGATTTTAATAGCTTCGTCAAATCGGTAAACGGTGTTTCGGCAGTTAACGGCAACGTGAGTCTAGATTTATACAGCAAGTCGGAAATTGATTCTAAAATTTCGGAAGCTGGCAAGGTTAAGACCGTTCAGGGACAACAACCTGATAATAATGGCAACGTTCAACTTCAGAACGTTAGGGTTGCACTAGGCTTCAACCCTACTACCGGGGATGCACAAACGGCCCTGGAAACTTATGGCAATTACCAGCCGGTTGATAGGTCGGCAATTGTTAACCTAGTCAAGATTGGATTACCTGGCGTGTATGCTAAAAAGACTGACCTAGATAGTTTAGGAAAAGTTAAGACGGTTAACGGGTCAGGACCTGACGGTAGCGGTAATGTTACAGTCTCAATTCCAGACGTAAGTCATTTAATCGATTCTGCGATTCAAAAAATCCATTTTAAGTACGAAGAAGCGTCTGGATCGACTAGCGACTCGATTATTTTTTTGGATATTACAGCTAACAAAGACGATAGCGGCAATTATATTATCGATGCACAAGGACCAGCGTATACTGCTAGAAACGTTACTATGTTGAGAACTACCGTTAACAATATGAACGGCCAAATTAGTGCATTACAAACACAAATTAGTGCATTACAAACACAAATGCAAAGTACTGCTAAGATTCAGACTTTGACGCAAGCGGAATATGACGCATTAGCCAAAAAAGATGACAAAGTTATTTATCGTATTAAGGGGTGATAGTATGATAGCAAGTGACGACAAATTGTACCTCGGGACAGACTTAATTTATCCAGCAACTCCACAACCTTATAAGCTGATGCAAGAATTTCCATTGAGAGTTGTTACATTTGGAGAACATAACACATTTAGCGACCAATTTAGCGGCAACTTTTTGGTGAGTGAAAATATTGACTTGTATCGACTTCTAGCAACTAATAATACGGGTGAACCGTACGCCTTCTATTTGAGAGATGTTACGGGATATCGCATCATTGAGTACCAAATACCCAATATAATTCATGGAATCGCTGCAGCTTTAAACTATGAAACTCCTCGTTTCCTCATTAAAATGAATGGAGAATCATTTCAAGCCGTACGGGTATTAAAAGACTTGGGAACAACGGACAACGACTTCGTATATTGTACAACTACTGCAGATAAAGTAGTTCTAATACTTCACTTAAAGGATATAAAGCCAGAGCCGAACCGATATAAACTTATAATTAATAAGCCCTAGAATGAGCGAAGAAACACGAAAAATCTATATGGGGGGGTAACATACCTTCCTTTTACTGACCAATATTCTCAAACCAAAAAAATTGTGAGCTCAACTTATTGGGCGTAAATGGATTATTAACTACTGATTCTATGAAAAAAATAATCCACAAGATATTAGTCTGGATAGATATTCTATTGCAAAGGCAATGCTTACTTTTTTAAAGTATCCAAAAGATATTTTAAATTTACAATAAGCGACAATATATGGCTTTTTGGAGCGATAAGATTATTTATTGTGCTCAGACTGACATAGACTATGACGGACTTTATATCAAGTTTTAGAAAGGAAAACCGAAAATGACAGAAGAAAAACAAACAGTAGTTGCAGCAGCAACTGAAGCAAATAAGGCTAAGGGATTAAATGTATACTACATTTCAACAAATGAACATCCTTGCCAAGTGATTTTGACACCAGATTATTATGAACATGATAATTATCCAGTTGTAGTTACAGCACCACCAGCTGATATTAAGAACGGAAAATACAACTGGAGTACATTGAAATGGGTGGAAACTGATGGCTCAGAAGTTGCAGCACGTTTAATTCAAACGGAAGCGTCGGTTAAAACACTTACAACTCAAGTAGGGCAATTAAGCGAAGCATCTACAGCTGATAAGGCTAAAAATGACAAGTTAAATCAAGCTTTAGACACAATCTCTAAGCAACAAATGCAAACCTCTATGATGTTGGGGCAATTAATGCAAAAGTTAGCAACGCCCTCATCTGTGCCGGCTCAAGGTGCAACTGAAGCTAAGAATGAAGAACAAACTCAAGCATAGGAGGTATTACAATGTTAGATTTTGCAACTTATTACGAGAATTCTTTTAAAGTTTTTTATTCTTTAGGCGTAGCAACCAAGGAAGTGGTTGCATCCCAAGTAAAAATTGGATTACTATCCAAAGAAGCTTACAAGAGAATTGTAGGTGAAGACTATGTTGAAGTTACTACACCGGCTCAAGGCTAATACCTTGCACAATATCCTGGGATTCGACTTAATACTAACAGGATATACGCTAGTGACTGCAGACAATTTCTTTTTCTACCCACCGTATCCTCCTCAGATACTTTATGTACTCAACAGTGACTGGATAGGATACTTTGGAATCGTTGTCGGGCTGTGTATGATGCTTTGGTCCGAAAAAGATTCTTATAAAGTAGGTAGGAGAATTAATTCTATTAGCGTAAATACGTTTTTAGTTGTGAGTGCAATCACCTTTTTTGGCTTTTTAGCCAGTATCGAGGCGATGCACTTTTTGTTTGCCAACGGAGGACCGCTAATGCTGACTAACTTAATAGCAGATATTGCGATGCTTTGGTTGGCTTTTTATGTAGCTAAAAATTCAAACACTAGATATTAAGAAGGGGTGTATTTATGGATTTAGACACCCTTGTATCAAAAATATTGCCATTTTTGAGTACGATAATACTAGCATTTATCGGATATTATCAAGCCAAGGCTAAGACGAAAAGCGACAAAGAGAAAGATGAGTACGACCGATTAATTGCGGAGAACAATCGCACTAAGTCAGACCTTGAGTATTATCGCAAGCGGTGGAGAACAGCCGAAGATGAACTTGATCAATTAAAGCATAAAGTTGATGTTAGGTCAGGTACTAGCATTATCAGTAATACAAATTTGAAATCAGAAAGGAAAGACAAAAATGAATAAGCCAAGTTTACAAGTAATGAATTATATTGCATTAGTACAAAGTTCAGTTATCTCAATTGATGAGGTGCCAGCGTATTTAAAAGCTGACGTTGAGAAATGGTTAACATTTTTCAAGACCGGTACGGTAGTAGGAGGTGAAAACCATGGATTGGCTAATTAATAATCTGCCAGCAATTATTCTTGTAGTTGGTTTCATTGCAGGCTATTACAACTATCTTAAAAACCATGATCCAGCATTAGCACAAAAGATTAAAGCAATCGGTGAATTAGCAAACTATGCTGTTAGCTTACAAGCTACCAAGGATTACTCCAATAAGGAGAAGCAAGCAGAAGCTACTAAGGCTGTTATGGAGCAAGCTAAGGCAGTAGGTATTAAGGTTACTGAAGCTACTGCTAAAGGTGCTGTTGAGCAAGCTGTAGCTAAACAAAAAGAAGAAGTGCCTAAGGCAACAATTGCTGAAAATAAAACTGTTGATAAAGTGCCAGAAAAAAAGGAAGGTAAAGAAGAAGCTGAGCTTACTTCACTTGATGATTTGAAGGTTAAATAATGAAAACCTGGAATGAACTGATTTTGAAAGCTTTAGAAAGAGAGGGATAGATAGTGCTGAACTTAGTAGACATCAGCAATTGGCAAGGAAGTGCAGGATTCAATCCAAGCACTGTAAGCACAGATGGCTATATTGTAAAAGCAACTGAAGGTACATCTTATACAGATCCGTATCTCAAAGACTTTGCAGACAAGACTTTAGCAAGTGGACGAGTGCTTGGCTTATATCATTTCGCAACTGGTTATAACTGGAAAGCAGAAGCTGACTATTTCCTGTCAAGGGTGGGAAATTATATTGGTAAAGCAGTGTTAATTTTGGATTTTGAATCTTCTGCTGTTACTACTGGTGGCGTGCAGTTTGCTACTAACTGGTTGAATTATGTTAAAGAAAAAACTGGAAGCACTCCTATGTTTTATACCTACTTAGGTGTTGAGAACTCATTAAACTGGTCCAGCTTATCTAAACAGTATCCATTGTGGCTAGCCCAGTATAATAACTACAATACTGTTAATGGCTTTCAGCCTCGTAGTTTGTATGGTAGTTTGAAGTATTGGGCTAAAATGACCTGCTTCCAGTACACAAGCAGTGGACGACTTATTGGGTATAATGGCAATTTAGATCTTAATGTATTTTATGGCACTAAAGAAGATTGGTGTAAAAAGGCAGGAAATTTTGATGGAGTTAACGAAGAAATGGCATGGCATCCAGAGGTAAAGTGGAATCAATTAGGTATGTTTCGGATTAATCGTGCAAACGGAATTAATCTTTATACGAGTTCTGACCTTGCAATTGTGACACAAGAAGATGGTCATGATGCAGTTCGAAAATATGGTGATTTTGTCATTTGGCAAGCTAAAGGCGGGGCTGTTAAGTTAGGTACTGATGTACAGTGGGCCAGTCAGGCAGACGGCTTAACCAAAATTAATCCTTTAGCTGTTAATGACCGTGCTAGAGCTATCTGTAAAATAACGACAGATGATGCTTACACCCAAAACGAGCCAGACTGGAAAACAGGAGGTATCAAACATTTGCCTAAGGGAAGTACTTGGCAAGTTTTTGGTAGAGTAGATAAATATCTCATCGTTGGCGGAGAGAAAGATGGAAAATACATCAATGGTGACAAGGCTGTTATAGTTCTTTAACAAAATAAACATTCAATTGACGCAAAAAGCACTCGGTTAGTAGGTTATACTAACTGAGTGCTTTTTTATTTGTTGTTCTATACGTAACTGAGGGTATAATATACATAGATGTACCAGGTACAATTTCAGATGTATTAGTTGTTGAGATTGCTAGTGATTTAGAAGAAGCTAGAAGAAATACAAGGCCTGTTACGGTTAAGAAATACAACTATACCAATCGCTAAAAAGTAACCAAATTATTACAAACTTTTAGCCAACAAAAAATAAAAAAAGACAAAAATTAATAATAACAAAGTGACAGGAAATATTGATAAGACAATACTATAAAATATAGTATAAGTATATATTGATTCCCCTCATCTCCATTATATAAGGAAAGAATGTTGATATATCAACATTCTGGTAGCTTAAAACTACGTTTTGACTACAAAAAAAGGGCACTGATTCAGTGTCTATTTATTTTAGGAGGAAAGTATGCTAAAGAAAAAAAGCTTACTCATTAAACACAAGTAAGCTCGAAAGAGAGAAGTTAAAGACTTCCATCTTTGGCGTATCTAATTATACCATGACACACAAAGAAAAAATGAATCGTTATTTTGCATTAACTATCGTGGCAATTCTACTTGGAACTTTTATTAAAGTATTTGGGAATTGTTTATGATGATTAATTTAAATAGTTCAGATATTATGGATGCTAAAGAAGCATCTAAAATTTGGAAAACAGTGGATTGTAACTACTCAAGGAATGGAAACAATCACTGGTAAACAAGATCCTAGAAAAAACAAATTATAGTGAAAGAGTTAATCTGTTGATTGGCTCTTTTTTTCTGACGATATTTTAACCCCCGTAGAATTATTACCTCCGTGGTCTAATCTATAATAAAAGCAAGAAGCAAAGTGTATTGCACGGTACGCTAGAATATTTTCCAGATAACGGCAAGAAACAGAATTCATGGTCGAAACGATGGGAAAAAGTTGGCGAAGATGATAAGGTATAAGAAAGAAAAAAGATCAGTGAAAATAATAAGTTGTTTGTTAAAACGACACATGCTTAAAATAAGACAAATTAAACGGAGTATTTCAAATATAGATATAGAAAAAGCTTTGAGAAATCCAATCCATAAAGAAAGTATAATAACTGACGAATTAGGTAGAAAAAGTCAAAAAATAATAGGTGATTTTACAACAGTTGTTATTAATCCTGATACGATGGAAGTGATAACAACTTATCCTACTAAAAAAAGTAAGCGACAAAGATACCTAAAGGGGAGATAAATGTATGTTTACAAAAGAAGAAATTAAATATATGAAAAGCTTGGGTCTGAATTTAGATTTTCATAAGCCTCTTCTTAATGAGGATTATGAACGAATTGAGGATATTGTATCTCATCAGTTACAAGTATATGGTTTTGATAAAAATTATAATCCTACAACAATTGGTATTTTATGTGAGAACATTTTGGATAAATTTGATTAACTAATCACCACCCTAAAGTAAGGTGGTTTTATTTTACACAAAATTCAGAGTAATCAAGGAGTTAAAACAGTATGAATAGTAAATAAATTCAAAAAATGTTGTTAAAGCAGTTGAAAATTGCGGCTTAGCAATTTATAAAAATGATCAAAAAATTATCAATATCAAACAGGGCAATTACTCAATATACCTACAACGGTAAAGATAAAGACGGGCTAAGGCTGTTTTAGAAGATTAATGGATATTTAAGTGGTTATTATGTACCAATTTCTACAAGCGAAAGTGATATGTTAGATATAAAGGCTCCAGTATTCAAAATGGTTTATTGAAAAACGAATTACAACAAGATATAATTTTTTATAGAAAAGAGTATTATGTTAAAGATTTGGAAAAGCCTATTAATAAATTTTTTAGTACATCGGTTACTACTAAAGGAGTAATAGGTGGTGTACCAAATCTAGCTATTATAGTTTCTAAAGAAACTTTTGGTGCTTATATTGAGTTACTTAGTCATATTGATTATAAAAAGCAACGAGAATTTTTAATTAATAGTGGATTGAATCTTGACAAAATATCAGACGATAGAGGACTATTAATTTATAAAGTTAGAGGTGAAAGCAATGAAACTAAGTAAAAAAGAAATAGAAGAAGCTTATCTTGCAAGATTAGAATCTGAAACACGTCAGCCAGAAACTGGAGAACAACGAAAGCTAGCAGAAGAACGAAGAAGAAAATTAAAAGAAGTTCTTAAAATATTACAAGAGCAAGATAACTAATCACCACCCTAAAGTAAGGCGGTTTTATTTTACACAAAATTAAAAAGAAAGATGGGAGAAAAATTCTGGTATTACACGAGTAAAATATAAAGGGAAGTCTTTAAAAGCTGAAATATATTGGTATGAAGCAAATGTAAATAGAAAAGAAATTAAAATTAAGAGGTTTTTAAAAGATGGAAGTTAAGTATCTAGGAAATACTGAAGGAATTTCCTTAACAAAAAATAAAATATATGAAGCTTTAGATTATGAAGAGGGTTTCCTTAGAGTGATCGATGATACTGGAGAAGATTATTTATACGATTCTGAAAAGTTTCAAGTTATAGAAGAATAA